GAGCGCCGGACACACCGGTCACACATGTTTCATATCGGACGCAGACCGCCCGCACCAGTTTTGTTCTCGGACGCTGGAGCGCCTTCACCAGTTTTGTTCTCGGACGCTGGAGCGCCTTCACCAGTTGCGGCCCCGCCGCCCGCCCATCCGCCGCCACAGTTTCGCCCATCGCCCTTCACGGCCCCTGGGGGCGGTCGGTGCTCGCACAGCGCCCCGCACACTGGCCGCGGACCGCTCCGCCGATCGCCCCCGGCCCCGGTCGCCCGCTGCCCGCCGCCGTCACAGACCGACCCGTGCCAATCTCACCAGTTTCCGTGATTGGGACCTGCCACAATCTCACAAGTTTCATGATCGGACGCTGCCGCGCGGCCGGACGCGGGGTATACTCGGATACGCGACCCCGGCCGGTGCTCGGGTGCCCCTGGAGGTGACGAATGGTGAGGCGAGTCCACGGTCGGCGTCGGCCCTGCACGGAGATTGGCGTCCGCCGCCTGGCCTGCCCCGGCTCCGGCTCGCCCTCTCGGTGCCGGTGCCTGAAACGATCGGACGAATCGTGACCGGCTCGATCGTGGTCGGTGATTGTCTGGGCAGCCTGGGCTGCGAGCTCAACCCCGAGTACGCCGCGATGGCCGAGGCCCGCATCGAAGAGGCGAGGGCGTCGGTGGGGCTGTTCGTCCCCGGCTGACGAATCAACGACGAGGAAAGGCGGAAGCATGGGCGAAAACAACGGCGTCCCCCTGGGCGGGTTCCCCGCGGACGACAGCACCCTGACGCGGGCGGAACGGTGCGAGAAAATCCGGGAGCACGCTCACGAAGTGACCATCCACATCCTCGGCCTCTGTGAACGGCCGTACGGCCTGGCGGTCGGGATGGTGGAGGCCATGAAGATCGTTCACGAGGCGTTCGACGACGCGATCGACTCTCTCGCCGCTACCGCGCAGGAAGGCCTGGCCGACGGCCTGTTGTATGCGGTGGTGTACGCTAGTGACGCCATCGGCCGGGCGATCGACGCCCTCGACCGCGACGAACCGGGGCCCGGCGATGTGCCCGAAGAGGAGTGTCTCCGCCATGATCGAACGGACGGATGAAGGTTCGGTCCCCGCTGGCCGCATGCGCCGCGTCGCCGTGGTGTTCGAGGTGTGCTGCGGGCGGTGCTCGGACCGCGAAACCATCACGGCGTCGGGGTTCCGTGCTGCCTGGAGCCCCATGTACGACCGCGGCTGGCGGACGCGAGCGGGCCGGTGGTCCTGCCCGCGGTGCTCCGGCGGTAGGCAAACGCACCCGCTGCGGCTTGTGACCCATGTACCGGACCTGCCTCTCAGGTCCCCCTCAACCCCGGAGACCCCATGAAGCGCCCCCGCCCCCTCACCGTGGCCTGCCTGGCCCTGTTCGCCCTGCCTGCTCTCTGCCTGGCGCAGTCCGGCTCGGTGCCCGTGCCCCCGCTGCCCGCCGACGACAGCGTCCCCGACCCCGACAACGCCCCGGCGTTCTACGGGCCGATGTTCGAGGCCATCGCCGCCGCCCGCGGCTCCACGGTCCCGCCGGTGGTCACCCGGCCGGAGCCCGGCCTGCTCATCGTCCGCGGCGCGGCGTTCGCTGGCACGCGCCCGTACGCCTGGCCGATCCGCGGTACGCCGATCCCCCTGGCGGACATCGCGGAGCCCAACCCCGGCGACGACACCGTCTGGTTCCTGGTTCGGCCTGGCGAAACCTACGAGGTTTGGGCCAGCGCCTTCGCTGGCGACGGCACAATGGTCCCCTTCACCTTCACCGTCACGCCTAGCCGCGAGGACATGCTCGAGCAGTTCGTGGTCCTGGCCCGCGACGCCCAGGCCCTCCGCGACTCTCTGCAGCCGACCTTCCTCGAGATCGTCATGGCGCGGATTCGCGTCTTTGTGCGTGACAGCTGGTCGGAATCCCCCGCGGCTCAGGCTGCCCCCGACTAGCCGTCGCCGCGTCCGGCTTGTGGATGCGCGGGTGTAGAATCTTGGCTATGGACCCGAAGCCCAAGAAGATCGACGCGGCCGCCGCCCACAGGACCGATCCCCTGGTGGACATCAAGCTCAAGGCGCGGGACGACGGGACCTGGTTTTGGCGGGTCGGCGTGTACGCCTCTGTTCGTCGCTTGCTGGGCCGCGACTGGTGCGAGAATATCTCGTTCCGGGATGTTGAGGGCCGCGTCGACAATGTGGAGAGCGAGATCGCCGTGACCGCCGGTGCGATCGCTGAGCACCAGGCCGCGACGGTCGGGTCCCGGTTCGATCCGTCGGAAATGGCCCGCCTGGCCGTCGAGACTTACCGCGAGCTCAACCGGGACCTCGAGCGAGACTACGGGTCGTCCCTGCCCCGTCGGGCCTTGCGTGGGTAGCAGCAGCACGCCGCCGATCATCTGGCGGCCGCAGCCTGGTGCTCAGGTGTACGCGATCACCTCGCAGGTGTTTGAGACGCTGGTTCACGGCAACCGCGGGGGCGGCAAGACCGACTGGTTGATCATGGATTTCGCCCAGCATGTGGGCCCGCGACGCTTCCCCGGTCACAGCGCCGGGTTCGGTCCGGCCTGGCGCGGCATCCTGTTCCGCCGTACTTACCCGGAGCTCGAGGATGTGATCGCCAAAACGCAGAAATGGTTCCCGCGAATGTTCCCGACCGCGCGGTTTGTCTCGAGCCCAAACCCGGAGTGGCATTTCGCTACCGGCGAGGTGCTCCTGCTCCGGCAGCTCGAGCGCGACGCCGACTACTGGAAGTATCACGGGCATGAGTACCCGTGGATCGGCTTCGAGGAGCTGACCACCTGGGCGTTGGATGTGCTCTACCGCCGGATGATCACCTGTTGCCGTTCGTCGCACCCCGGCGTGCCCCGGAAGATCCGCTCGACATGCAACCCCTCCGGTCCGGGCCACAACTGGGTGAAGAAGCGGTTCGCTCCGACGGGCCCCGGCGGCCGCAAGATCGGCCGCGTGATCCAGCGCCCTGGCGAAAAGCCCCGCGTGGCGATCCGGTCGAATCTGGCCGAGAACCAGGCGATGCTCCGGCAGGACCCCGACTATCAGTCCCAGATCCTGATGGGTGCCAAAAACGCCGCGGAGCTCCGCGCGTGGCGCGACGGTTCATGGGACATCGTGGCCGGGGGGATGTTCGACGATGTTTGGGATTATGAGGTGCATGTGGTCCCGAGCTTCCCCGCTCACGCCATGCCCCGCGGCTGGCGGATCGACCGGTCCTACGACCACGGGTCGAGCAAACCGTTCTCCGTCGGCTGGTGGGCGGAGTCCAACGGCGAACCGCTCGAGTGGGGCGGCCGCCTGATCGGTACCGTGCCCGGCGACCTGGTTCGGATCGCCGAGTGGTATGGGTCCGCGAACCACGACAACGAGGGCCTGCGGCTGACCGCGTCGCAGATCGCCGAGGGCATCATCGACCGGGAGGCTGACCTCGGGCTGCGGGGCCTGGTTCGGCCTGGGCCCGCCGACTCGCAGATCTTCGCCGCCGAGCCCGGTCAGCCGTCCGTCGCCCTGACCTTCCAGGCTGCGGGGTGCTCGTTCCTGCCTGCGGACAAAGGGCCCGGGAGCCGGAAGGCGGGATGGGAAATGGTCCGCAAGAGGATGATGGCTGCCCAGGTTCCGGCCTCTGGGTACCGCGAGGAGCCCGGGATCTTTGTCTGCGATCGGTGCGTCGACGCCTGCGAAAAGTTGCCCGTGCTCCCCCGCTCGCAGAGGGATCAGGACGATGTGGACACCGAATCCGAGGACCACATCGGCGATGAAGTACGCTATCGTGTCCGCCGTAAGGCAACCGGGGCCCTGTCCGGTTCGTGGAGGTGACCCGTGCCCGAGAAGAACCCGGAATCCCCGGCGACCACATGCATGGCCTACGACATCATGCTCCCGCGTTGGGAGGTCGTGTCTGACCTCATCGGTGGAACGCCGCGCATGCGTGGGGCGTCGGAGCGGTACCTGCCCCGGCACGAGAACGAGTCACCGGTGGCGTACGAGGAGCGGCTCGGTCGGGCCGTGCTGCTCAACCAGACCAAGCGCACGCTGCTCGCCCTGGTGGGGCGGGTGTTCAGCGAGCCGGTGCAAATCGACGAGAGCACGAACCCGGCGGTCCTGGGGTGGATGGACGACATCGACCTGCAGGGTAATGCCGTGCATGTGTTCGCCCGCGAATGGTTCAAGGAGGGCCTGCAGAAGGGGTTCGCCGCGATCATGGTCGAGTACCCCCGCACCTCCGCGGTGGCGAACCGGACGCGGGCTCACGACCTGCGGGAGGGCGTCCGGCCCTATTGGGTACATATCCCCCCCGAGAACATCATCGACATGTCTGCCGAGATGCGTCAGGGCCGCGAGGTTATCACGCATGTCCGGATCCGGGAGGAGGAAGTCCGCCGCGTTGGCTTCGCCCAGGGCGTGGTCAACCAGATCCGGTCGCTCACCGTTGTCGACGCCGGGACCCCGGTGGCCGTGCCGGAGGGGTACGAGCACCTGTTGGGCGGAAACCCCGGCGTGGCGTCGCGTGCGGCCGCCGTCGGGTTCCGCGACGCTCGCGTGCTCTGTGTGATCTACGAGGAGGACACCCGCCAAAAGGAGGACGACGCGAAACGGTGGCCCGTGGCCGATGCGTTCTTCCTCGAGGTGCCCGAGATCACGCTGGCGGTGTTCTACGCCGACCGGGAATCGATGCTGTTGGCGACGCCGCCTCTCTCTGACCTGGCCTACCTGAACATCGCTCACTGGCAGTCCACCGCCGACCAGACGAACATCCTCACGACCGCCCGGTTCCCGATGCTGGCGTCGAGTGGCGTGGTCGACGAAACGAAGATTACGGTGGGCCCGAAGAATTGGCTCAACATCGCCGACCCCGCTGGCCGGTGGTATTTCGTTGAGCACACCGGCGCGTCGATCGGTGCGGGCCGCGATAACTTGAAGGACCTTGAGGATCAAATGGCGTCCTACGGGGCGGATTTCCTCAAGAAGAAGCCATCGGGTACCGCGACCGAGCGCGTGCTCGACGAGGCTGGTGGCGTCAGCGACCTCGAGGACGCCGCCATGCGGTTCAACGACAGCCTGTCGATGGCGATGTACTTCACGGCGCTGTGGGCAAACATCGACCCCGACGCCGTCGGCTCCGTCGCCGTGCAGACCGACCTTGCTCCCGATTCGGGCGGCCCCCAGGGCCTGGCGGAGGTGGGTCAGGCCCGCCGAAACGGCGACCTCGCCCGCGAGATGTACCTGCAGGAGCTCCGCCGGTTCGGGGCGCTTGACCCCGCGTTCGACCTGGAGGAAAACGAGGCCCTGCTCGAGGCCGAGCGCGAGGAGTTCGTGACGAACGCCCCCGCCCTCACCGACATCGACCCCGGCGGTGGGGATGATCCGGACGCTCCGGATGATCCGGACGACCCCCGTGCCGCTGATTTCCCGGACGAGGCCGATGGTGCAAACGCCGACGCTGGCGTGGTCGTGAGGGGGTAATCGTTTTGGCCGACCCGCGCGCCACACCCGGCACAACCGCCAACCAGAGAATCTTTGACGCCGCCCTCCGTCACCAGGTGGGGCTGCGGCGGTTCACTGCCGGTGAGGTTGCCCGGATTGTGGCCCTGCTCGAGGAGGCTGACCGTGATTTGGTCCGGCAGTTGCGTGCCCGCCTGGGCTCGGTCCGTGCCCGCCCGACCGAGTACACCTCGGAACGCCTGCAGCGCCTGCTCGAGGATGTTCGGCTGGCCCGCCGCGAGGCGTTCGCGCTCATGCGCGGGCAGCTCTCCCCGACGCTCAGGAAGCTCGCCACGATGGAGGCTGGGTTCGAGGGGCGGCTGCTCCAGGAAGCCATGCCGTTCAGCGTGGAGCTGGCAACCGTCGCCCCCGCGCAGCTCCGGGCGATCGTGACGACGCAACCGTTCGCGGGCGCGAACCTGGGGCAGTGGTATTCTTCCCTCGCGTCTGCGGATCAGGGTGGCCTGACGCGGGCGATCCAGCTCGGCCTGTCTCAGGGGGAGAACCTAGACCAGATCGTTCGCCGCGTCGCCGGGACCCGCTCGGCTGGGTTCCGCGACGGCGTGCTGGCGCTGAACCGCCGGAACGCCGAGACGGTGGTCCGCACCGCCATCAACGGCGTAGCAAACGCCGCGAGGGAGTCAGTATGGTCCGAGAACGCCGACATCATCAGTGCTCTGCGGTGGACCTCGACGCTCGACGGCCGGACCTCCCCGGTGTGCCGGGCCCGGGACGGGGCGCTGACGCCCGCTACGGCTGGCGGGACGCTTCCCGAG